CGCTCCTTGAGACCGGGGATGCCGGTCTTTGTCTCGGTGTCGTAGCTTGTGGCGCTGCCGGCCGTGGATAAATCAACGGCGTAAATCTCTTTGATAGCATCAACCGGCAAGATGTATTCTTCGGCCATCCAGCGTGCCCCCGTGAACGTCCTCAAGTGGCGGCAGGCAGGGTCAATGATGATGCTGGTGGATGTGGGGAAGTCAAAGCACAGTCCCTCGCGGGTAATCTGCTTATCGCGGGTCTTGAGGTCAGCAAGAACCAGCTTGAGCTGCTCGATCTCTTTTTGTCCGGCGTCGAGCTTGTCGTCTGCCACGTCGGCCAACAGCCGCTCCATCACGGAAATCTGCTCGTTCAGACCGTTGATGCGCTCCACGTCGTCGGGGCTGCGTTCAAGCAGTCGTTGGAATCCAATCTTGACGAAGCCAACCCCCGTCGTGCAAACGCGCCGCACGAGCTGCTTCATCTGCACCTTGAATGGCGGGAGCTGCTGGTTGAGCGTGTAATCATAGACGATCTCCAAAGTTTTTGAAACTTTCTCCAGCATCGACCGGCGCTGCACGCCCTGGGCGATGTCCTGAATTAGTCCCATGACCTCCGGTGGCATCGGCATCCCCGTTGTCTGCGCCATCTGCACCGCCATCTGGATGCTTTGAAGCGCATCCGTCGTGCCATCCCATTGAGTGAAGTCCAGCGTCCGGCGCTTGCGCACCACAACCTTCGGGTTTTTTGCGTAGAGCGCGGCCACCCGTTGATTGATGTGCCGTTGAATGATGTTTGCCGTGTATTTGTCAGGATCTTCTTGTCCATCCCACTGCGCACCCCCAAGGAACGCCTGATCCTCCTTCATCCGCTTGAAGTCCTTGCCCCAATGGGTTTTCGCAGCGGCCACTTTCCCCTGCCAGTCCTTGACGAGTGCCGCCCGTGACGGATCGGGCACTGGCGCTTCGCGGACCATCCCGCTTTGCCCTGAATCCGTTGGATTTTCTTCAAGACTCGGCGCGGGTGTCGGTTCGTAGGTCATGGTCTCTGGTTGGAAGTGTTGTCTGTCTGTCTGGAAATTGGCAATCTCAGAATCCGGCTGCGGCTTTCATGTTCGCCTTGTGTCTGTCCTGCGCCTTCGAGCGGGCAATCACCCAGCCAATCGTGCCGGTGGCAGGTTCGAGTTTCTTGCGGCTTGGCGCGGTGGCTGCCGTCATCCGGCCGAGACCCATGCCGATGTAGGCGATGGTGTCCACAAAGTCGTCGTGCTTACCGGCAGGAAATGAGAGCATCTGTGAGCGCGCCGCCTCCCACCACGGCGCGAAGCCGGGGAAACGCACCTTGCCCATACTCATGCGGCCACGGATCGACTGAGCGCGCGTCTGCTTGTCCTTCACAGGCACAACCTCGTCGATGGCGCAATAAACCTGCTCCTCCTGCATCCGCTTTCGCAAGAAAGGTGCAATAGACTTCGAGATGTGCCCGCGCTCCGCCCACCAGATCAGCGGCTTGTGTCGGGCCATCATATCGAGCATGGCGTCCACCACGTCGTCGGTCTGCGCCCTGCGCCACCAGACATCCGGCAACACCCAGATCGTCCCCTGCTCGTCCACACCCACGGTCAGTAGCACGGTCGGGTCGCGGTCTTGCGCCACAGACACAGCATGGTCGCTCGCGGAGTAATAGCGGAGATTGAGGGGAAGCTCGTTCGGTTGATAGGTCACCAGCCACTCGCGTTTGAAGAAGTCTCCATCTTCCGGGGCTGGCCGCCCTTGGTAGAGCGCGGAAAATCCCCGCGGGTTGAGGCGGCGTTGCGAGTTGAGGAACTCCTTGGTGATCCGCTCCGGCCATAACGGCTCGTCCTTCTCGCGGCCCATGATGTCGTTGTCCTCGGCCAGTGCCGGGAATGAAATGATCTTCCACTGCTTTGCCTCCTCCGCGTTGTAGTGCTGGTTGCCGGGGTCGGTCAGGCGACCCACCAGGTCATCCTCGTGCCAGCGTGTCATGATAATCACCACCCGCCCCATGCCGCCCATCAGACGGGTCATGGCAACGTCCGTGAACCAACTCCAAAGTTTGTCGCGCATCGTCGCGCTGTCCGCGTCCTCGCGGTCCTTCACCGGGTCGTCGATCAAAAGCACGTCAGCTCCCCGGCCTGTGAGCGCACCGCCGGCACCGACAAACACGCCTAGCCCACCCTGCTCTGTCTGCACTCGGTCTGAGGCTGCCCCCCCCTTGCGGAGTGAGCATGATGGGAAAACCTGCTTGTAGGCTGGCGTCTGCATGTAGGCACGGACCTCTCGGCCAAAGTCTTCCGCCATCGTTGCTGAGTAGGATGCGACGATCATCTGCCGGTAGGGGTCGCGCCCCATGAACCACGCGGGGAATGCCTTCGATGCAATCTGTGACTTCCCGTGGCGCGGTGGCAGCGTGATGATAAGTCGGGGCATGTTTCCCTTGTCCACCTCCTCAAGTGCCGCCGCTAAAACCTCGTGATGCTTGGCCACGATGTAGCGCGACCGTTCCACGTCATCAGGGTCAGACGGGTCGGGCATCATCAGCTTCACAAACTCGATTAGCGAGTCGTTGGCCTTTTTTGCCGCCAACAGCCGACGAGTTGCCTTGAGCTGGATTTCGGCCTGCTCCAGCGGTGTCAGTTCTTTGCGCTTGGCTGCCATCAGGTCTAACCAATGAACATCAGTGATACTTCGGGGAAATTCTTCAACCCACCGGATGATTCGGTCATGTCAACCTGGAATCCCGATGTCGTCTTGGTTCCCGTGTATGTCCGGAAAATCAACGCCTCGTCTGTCCCGCTCTCGCCCATGCCGCTGCCACTATACCCGTAGTTCGCGTTTGGAAGCGCCGTCGTGAACGCAACCGTAGCCTTGCCCGTCGCTGTTTTTGTCACGCTTGTCACGTTGCCGGACGCGATTAGGTATCTGGCGGTGTTCGACGTATCGCCGTCTCCCGCCGCATTCCGCGTCATATCGAACACCACCCACGCCCTCGCCCCGAAAATCGGAGCGGTGCCGGTCTGTGCGCCGGAAAGCTTTTCCGCTGTCACGTTGGCATTCTTGATCTTCACCGTCTCGACCGCATCCGTTGCCAGCTTCGCCGCTGTGATGTTCGCATCCTTGACCTTCACCGTCTCGACCGCATCCGTTGCCAGCTTCGCCGCTGTGATAGTGCCATCCGCAGGAGTGGAGACACCCGCTGCCAGCTTCCCGGCAGTCACCGCGCCATCCTGAATCTTGAGAGTTGTGACCGCTCCATCTTGGATGTTCGCATTCTGGACTGCTGCTGCCGCCAGCTTCGTATTGTCGATGGCCGCGCCCGCGATCTTGCCGGTTGTCACTGCTAGATCAGCCAGCTTCCCGGTTGTCACGGCCAGATCAGCCAGCTTCCCGGTTGTCACGTTCAGATCAGCCAGCTTCCCGGTTGTTACGGCCAGATCAGCCAGCTTCCCGGTTGTCACGTTCAGGTTGATGATGGCCGACGTGCCGACCGAGTTGTCGGGAATGGTGACGACGTTGTTGACGAGTTCCGCAGACACTCCTATCACCACTTCGATGTTGTCTGTGCCTGATGCCGGTGCCGCGGCAAACGTCAGCACTGCCGGATCAGTCCCAACAATCGTGTAAGTGCCTTTTTTCTGATAGACGCCTGCCACATAAACCTGAGTGTTGTTTTCATCTACCGGGTTCTTGGTCAGGTTGAAAGCCGTCTGTGCTCCAGTCCCGCTGAACGTGTTCACAACGAGAGTGTCAGTCGTCGGGCGATACCCAAGGATTGCCCACACGCCGGCTGCAAAGTCATTATTGAAATCAGCACTGCTAGTGTGCGGGACTCCGCACAAGTAGGGATAGTTATCCAACCCTGAAATCACCAGATCGCCGGAGATGTAATCCTGCCCGGCCGCCCACTGCCCACGATAGTTCGAGCCGATGGTTGCGAATGCTGCCAACACGTCCGCAGACATGGCGAGAAATCCAACAATGCCATTTCGCACGGCACCGTCATCACGTTGTAGCTCCGCGAGCCGGTCCAGCGTGGCAGACAGCGTGGTGGCGATAGTGGCAAACTCGGTGTCCATCTCGCTGCCAGGTAAGCCGGTCGTTGTAATGGGTGTTGCGCCAATGGTTGAAAAATCCGTTGCGGGTGTGTAAGGTGTAGGTGCTTGACTCATAAAATGTTATTTGGTGGGAACGATGGGGGCTTTGAGGATTTCCGGCGTGGTGTAGCTCAGTGAGCCGTCTGGCCGCAGAGTGAAGGTGCCGCCGCAGGAGGTGAGCAGAGCGGCCAGGGCGATGACAGTGAGGGTTTTCATGGTTTCGGGAATGAGTAGCTGGCGAATAGACGCGGTTTCGATTCGAGAAAGATGATCTTGGCCGGGTGCTGCGTCCATGTGGTCAGATTATCCGAATGGCGCGGCGTGAATGGAATGACCGTCAGGCTGGCTGGCGATGATGTCCCGGCGACGTTGACCGCGACCACCGATAGCGTGCTGAGTGCATCCGCGGGCAGGTCTAGCGTCGCGCTGGCGGTGGTCGTCTCCGTGAGCAAGACCAGCCCGCGATAAATCCGCCATTTCGTCACCTGTTCGGCAACCGGCGCGGCGTCCCATTCCACTTTGCATTCCGCACTCCACGCGCATTTGACCATGCACGCCGTGATGCAAAGCAGCAGGAAGAGCATGGTGACGGAGCGCATCATTTTTTGTAGTTCCTGCCCCCGAACATGCGGACGGCGGTGTGGATGGT